CACGATGATGATACGGATGTTCGGGTCTTCGCAGATCCGGTAGGTCACATAGTTGATCGTGATCGTCGTACTCTTCGCATGCTCGGGAGGAGTGTTGACGATGATGACCTCAGGCTCACCCTTGTGGTAAGTCTGGTTGGGATGCAGGTCCCTTGGTTCCCTATTCTCAAGCAGGTCGATCCACTGGAGGTGGTGAGTGACAGCTGGGTATCGAGGTACTTCATGCAGAAGTCCTCGAAGGAAGGCATGCCCTCTGCCTTGCCCTCTCCGGGATTCGTAGCTATGTGCTTGAGCAGGTCCATCTGCTCACGGAAGTTCGCATCCGTCTTGCGCCAGTACTCGTAGGTCTTGTAGTGAAGACCAAGATCCTCGATAGCCCTGGCAACAGGGATACCCTTCTTCCTGTAGTCCAGGACGATAGCCTTGTTACGGGCCGCCATCTGTGGCGTCCCCTTCTTGGCAATGTCCCGACCAGCCCTGGCTGAGGTGTTGTTGGTGTACTTGTTCTCGGAGGCCAGAGTTCTCTTCGTAACCATTCAGGCTCCTAACATAGATGACACGGTCTGAGTCGTGCTCCCGAAGGGAGCGACGGTACGTCCGTGAAGTCTATGACAAGATCAACACGTACTAGATTCCACGGCAGCCCTCAGGGGCTGCCTTAGCCGGAGGAAGGATTCCCGTGAGGGAAGGACTACGGTCCCCCTAGGGACCGCTTGTCTAGGTTGGAATATGGTACTCCAAACCATGAGGACACAATTCATGCCTACTATGCTGGTTATGGAGAAGGGAGCCTTAAGGGCTCCCATTCAGTCTAGGTTCCTATTTAGAGTAGGACCTAAACAAGTAGCAGCCTTAAGGGCTGCTATCTCTATTCAAGTACAATCCCTAGTTGACTTGAATAAATCGGAACCCTTGAGGGGTTCCTCATTCATACCTAGACAGTCCCTCAGTCTGTCTAAGCATGAGCTAGTACTACTAAGATCTACTTAGTATGTCACTCTATCTAAGGTGTGTTTTCGGGTTTTTTTGACAACATGACCCTGGATCCGGGAAAAGTGTGACCAATCTCACACTGCTTGTCCATCATGTGGACGCTCGGATGACCGTGTGTGACTGGAGATAATCGTATGGTTAATACCATTGTTTGAGTGGTATATACCACCTAGGGGTTTATCCCGAGAATTTAAGTGGGTCTCACGAGTCACGAGTCAGGCGCGATTAACAAACACCCCGGTCTGTCCTGATATGTCCGATTCGATTTGCTATGAGATGTCTGAATTGCTCTGTCCGAATTGTGTGGACATATGATGACAATGCAGTCATTGTGTATCGTGCAATTGATGCATATGCACGGAATATATATGTGATCGGCTGCATATGTATGCGGATACGCGAGGATGGCTCATGTTTCAACAGTTTGTTGAAGGGACTGTCATCTGGTAAGGCTACCTAACCAGCCCACCCCTACACGCGTGATCCATGTAGGCGCGCGACACGCGCGTACATGCTCAACATCAGCGCATGTACAGGCCTGAGACCGTTACCATTCCGTGATGCGAAAGGGTCTTGTGATCATGGTCTGAGCGGGCCAGTGTTGTCCCCAGCACCACAGAGCAGCGGAACACAGCACAGACTGAGTCAAGGTCGCTACAACAAGGCCTAGACATAGACCGTGAGTGTCTGCTTAACTGAGTGCACGCAGTCCGAAGGGACTGCGGCTCGGCTCACTCGCTAACGGTCTAGGCCGGAGTGACCAGCCGCACGAACAGAGGACCGCAAAGCACCACAGCTTGACAGTACGACCGCAGTACGCAAGACTGAAAGCGCACCAAACGAAGTCGCAGAGGTCGATGCCACAGGATCACTCACTAGGCTGAGTGGCGAGCATGGCAACCCGAAGCGCTTGATACTTGAGAACTCAACATTGTGTCGCTAGTCATCAGAATCACGCACCCTGATGGGTGCGCTGGATGCGAAGCAGCCGACAGGCTCACCTCTCCACACGTGAGAGCGTCAGGGTAGGCGTGCTCGATCCAGGTGACTAGATTCTCTCTCTTTCCCTAGCACAAGGGGGATGGGCGTCCAGCCCTTTAGGTGTCTGTACGTCCTTCCTCCAGGCTACTCGGATCAATGCCGAGTGGTGAACGATGGGAGTAGAGATGTTCACGAGTGAGAACGGTGTCAGCCTCGAAAAGATCCAACACGAGGTGACCACATGGAGCAAGACCAACGTGAGCAAGTACACCAACTATGGCCTACTGGCCATCACTGTCCTGCCGACCAAGGCATGGGCTGAGGAGTACAAGCGTCGGTTCGATCTCCGGATGCCTCACCGTAGCCACTACGTTCGTCAGGCGGTCTGAGATGATCGTCTATGACGGTGGCCGTGCGGTGCACCTCAACAGCAACGAGCTCCACTTTCAGCTGATGCAGTTGAACACCAGAAACTCCATGCTCAATGGAGTAGAGGAGATCACCGATGCGATGGCGCAGACCATCGCAAGCTGGTATCACTCACCAAGCAGCCCCAACTCCACCTTGCTTAGTACTATGGGCAAGGTGAGTGACGACATGGACTTGCGTGACTTCGTGTCGCATGCCGAATACATGTCCAGTGGTGGTTTCGACAGGCTGTGTCTGAACTACTTGGAGTCGTACATCACGAGCAAGCAAGACCTCTAGGACGAAACGCCCCTTGAGGGGCGTCCACCAGTCATGCTGGTGCTGACGAGTCCATAGCGCAGAATAGGCCAGTCATACTGGCCGCAATCAAGGGAGAGAGACAATGGACAAGAAGATTGCCATGGACTGGGCCGACGCTCTTGAGAGCGGCGACTACGTGCAGGGCAGGAGCAGGCTCAACAACCAAGGCAGCGATGGCGTTCACCGCTACTGCTGCCTTGGCGTTCTCGCCGAAATGGCAGTGGAAGAAGGTGTCATCCGGCGTGGCGAGACGAACATCTTCGGCACTGTAGCCTACCTGGACACCAATGGGCCCGAATCGGCCCTCCTTCCCCGCCTGGTGAAGCTGTGGGCTGGAATGGAGAGCCAGGATGGTGCCCTCGGCAACGACGTGGCTCTCACCATGCTGAACGATGGGGCGTACGCCGATGGTGGTGGCTGGGACGTCGAGCCTCGCACCTTCGTGCAGATCGCCAAGGTGATCCGCGAAAACTGGGAAGCACTGTAAGGACGAAACGCCCCTCAGGGGGCGTCCATGACTGAATGTCATGCTGATGAGTCCAAAAACGTCAGTAAGGGAGAGAGAAATGAAACTCACACTCGCACAGAGGGTAGAACGTGCCCGTCTGTTCGATCTGTACAGCGACGCTGTCGACCTTGAGGACTTTGTTCTCATCGATGGTGAATGGACACTTGACGGGATGATTCCCGCTGAGTGGTTCGAGGCGGTCTACGGTGAGTGAGCCGTACAAGCTCTATGCTGCCCGTAAGCTGGAGGCTGGGATGTTCATCCTCGTTCCTCCGGCCAATGGCAGGCACCGGTCAGCCGGTGCCGTTGACGGCTCACAGCACATCCGGATCACCAATGTCCACACGAGTGGTGGATACGGTCAGTCCTGGACTGAGATCTTCTTCGAACATGGACAGTTCACTGTCGATGCCAACCTCCAAGTGAGAGTGCTGGTGTACGGATGATAGTTCGCTCCATGGTCACGCTCCAGAAGCGCAACAAGAAGGGCCAGTACTGGGTCTGCATGAAAGATGGCGGACAACGGCTTGGTGTGATCATCATGACCGGTCCTCATGGACCGTCATGGCGTGAGCTTGGGTTCGACACCAAGCCCAACCAGTGCAAGACCAAAGAAGAGGGCGTTGCCCGTCTTCTCCTCCGGCTGAACGGTGGCAAGCGTGTCTGACATCTTTGTCCGCATCATAGAAGATGAGATCTATGACAAGGATCGGGCAGAGCGTGCCAAGACCAAGCATGATGAAATGCTGGCAAGGCTCGGCAAGGGCAAGACTCACTACGTCAAGGTAGAGGGCGGTCAGCGCAGCTCGCCCTATCGTGTAGTCCTGTACGAACGCAAGTGAGACCGAAACGCTGCCCAACGGCAGCGTCCATGGCTAATGGCCATGCTGATGAGGTCAGTACATCTCATAAGGGAGAGAGAAAATGACTGTGAATCTGACGCTGGAGAATGTCGTCAAGGCTGCCGAGGAGATTGTCTCTGAGGCACCGGCCGGGTACATCTACCCGACCAATCTCCAGACGGAGAACGCTTCGTGCCTCTACGTGAGGGACGGCAGGCCCGACTGCATCGTCGGCAAGATCCTGGACAAGCTGGGAGTCCCTCTCGACTTCGATGAGGATGACTCTCTGAATGTCGACCTCGCTTACGGTCTGCTCCGTTGGCTGGAGCAGGAGAGTGTGATCGAGATCGGTGAGAGTGTCGTGGACTTCCTGTCGGAGATCCAGAGCCAGCAGGACATGGGGGTGACCTGGTCTCGCTCGCTGGAGCTGGCCAAGGATCGTGTGGGCATCGAGGAATAAGGACGAAACGCCCTTCGGGGCGTCCACAGCTCAATGCTGTGCTGATGAGTCCAGACTGATTCAAAGGGAGAGAGAAATGACTGACAACGAGCTGCAGGCATTCAACGCGCAGATCGAGAAGGACAAGATCCGTGCCGAGATGCGTGCCGAGCTTGAGGCTGAGCTCCGTGCACAGATCGAGCAGGAGTTCCAGGACCGGTCCCTGACCGCCATGACGCTCCAGGACATCGCCGACAGCTGGAACATGACCACCATCACGGTGTCCAAGGTTCTGGAGATGTCCGGCGTCAAGTCCGTGGTCAACGGCCGGTTCAAGCTGTACGACCCGAAGGACGTCAAGCGTGCCCGTATCAACAAGGACCGCAAGGTTCTGGAGTACTGGGGACTGGTTCACCAGGTCGAGCGTGAGCACGGTCTGGTGGAGAGTGTGGTCGAGGCGTGAAAAAGACCATGCCCACCGATGCCACGCTTGAGGGGTACGTGAGTGCCCCTTCGCTTGAGCGTGCCATCGAGATGCTTGAGTATGAGCTCAGCGGCCTGGTCAAGGATGAGCCGCTGAGCTTCAACAGCTACGAGTACGCCGAGAACACAAGCTTCAAGGTGGTCATATCCGTCTCTGAAGCGTAAGGACGAAACACGCCCATCGGGGGCGTGTCCATGACTGAATGTCATGCTGATGAGTCCAGTAAGAACTCAAAGGGAGAGAGAAAATGGCAAACAGCGCTGAGATCGTTGAGAAGGCTGCCGCGTTCCTGGACACCTATGGTCCGGCGAACTGGCGCAGCAAGGTCAACGTTGACGTGCTCGACATGGGCAGCCTCCGGCACTGCGTGCTCGGCCAGATCTACGGTAACTATGACCGTGGATATGACAAGCTGAGCGGCTACAGCGGCTGGAACGCCACCGCCTTCTGTGACCACCAGGCCGCATGGATCAACTACTTGTCCAGCGGCAAGGTGGACAAGTACAAGGGTGTCGAGTGGGTCGGCAAGAGTAACGGAGTCCTGGTCACGGCGATCAAGTCCTTCGAGATCGAGGGGACTCTGTTCGTGGCCTACAAGGGTGTCTCATCCGCCAGGCCGCTGGTTCGCCTGGTGAGTGACTTCCTGGCGGACTACAAGCCGAAGCCTGAGGCACCCAAGTACGTGGTGGGCCAGCTGTACACCGACAAGGACAAGAGGTACGTGTTCCTGTACCACGGCGAGGATGTCTACCCGAACTTCAACCGTCTCAACGGTGACGGTGGCACCAAGTTCGCCTCCCCTGGTCACGCTGACGTCAGCTTCTACGAGAGGGAGTGCGGCCCCCTGGTGCCGCTCGCTCTGACCAGCGGCAAGTTCGACCGCAAGACTGTCCACGCAGTAATCAAGTAAGAAGGACGAAACGCGCCCACCAGGCGCGTCCACAGCTCAATGCTGTGCTGATGAGTCCATCAGAAACAAGGGAGAGAGAAAATGGCAAACCGAATCGCAGCGCTCCGCGTCCTCGCTGACATCCTTGAGGAGAAGGAGCACGACGAGAAGAACGGGTTCGACATCGGCTCGTTCATCAGCTCGGCTGACTTCGACTTCGAAGGCCCGTCTGTCGTGCTTGAGGCTGGCGTCAGCCCGTCCCTGTGCGGCACCACGCTCTGCGTGGCTGGCTTCGCAGCAATCGAGGCTGGCTACAAGATCGAGGTCGAGAGGCGCAAGGACAGGAAGTACTGGGAGTCGAAGTACGTCTACAAGTACTACACTCCTAAGGGCGAGCAGGTTCTTGACATCGACTGGGAGGATGCTGGGGCCAAGTACCTCGGACTCCCGGACGACCATGCCCGTATCGTCTTCTACGGCACCTCAGACGATGGTGACCAGTCCGTTGCCATCCTGGAGCGTCTGGCCGCTGGCGAGACCATCACTCAGGGCGAGTGGTACAACTACGCCCAGAACCTGGACGTCGACATGGAGAACTTCTCCGGCTACCACAACAGCAATGACCGCGAGGACGAAGAGTGCGCCTGCACTTGCTCGGCCTGCTACTAGAGCGAAACGCCCTTCGGGGCGTCCATGGGTCAGTCCCATGCTGATGAGCTCAAACGTCAGAGACCAAGGACGAACTTACACAATAAGTTCTGTACAGAGATTGCTGCGCAATCTCGTAGGGAGAGAGAAATGATCGAGATCAACCTGGCCAAGGCCAAGGAAATGATCGCTGGAGTTGTGGCTGAGCGCGGGGAGGACTACGTCTACCCTATGAACAACTGCACCTACATTCACGAGGCAGGCAAGAAGCGCTATCAGCGCGACGACTCTCTCAGCGGCTACACTCCCGAAGAGGATGAGCCCGGCTGTGGTGTCGGGCTCGCTGTCATCAACCTCGGCGTGCCGCTGGAGTGGTTCAAGGAAGGTGCCGTCCTCGAAGACGAGGTCGAAATCGGCACCAACAACAACGGCGACGTTCGCACCTTGGCCTGGAACCTGGAAGGCCAAGGTGTCGCCAAGATGACTGACAGCGCCATCACCTACCTGAAGGCATTCCAGCTCAAGCAGGACGACGGCATCCCCTGGGGCCAGGCCAAGGACTACGCCGACGGCGTCAGCCTGAGTCGCTTCAGTGACTCTTTCATCCACATCTCCGACCGCGATGACTTCGAAACGGTGATGTACAAGGCCCTGGACATCTAGTTCAACACTCCAGCCGCCCATGCGGCTGGGGCTCTAGTCTGCACAGTCTGTTGCTCTCTCTCCGGCCTGTGCAGGCCAGTGTCCCAGTCAAGATCCGGAGGATGAATGGCCGTAACGCCAAAGGCAGAAATCAAGGCAGTCGTGTCGGTCTTCGACTCTGAAGAGTTCGACATGATGGACAACGAACAGGCTGCGGAAGCTATCATCGCAGCCATCAACCAAGAGAGGGAGAAGACGAAGCGGTTCGTGGTCGTAGCCAGTCTCAAATGGCCCGACCACCCTGACTACCACATGTGGGCATCAGGTCCGTTCAATACGGAGAACCAGGCCGCTGCCGTTGGGCAGCGGTTCGTCAACGACCCTCTGACTGGTCGGGGAAACGGGCGCTGGAAGATCGTGCCCATCCTTCCTCCGGCCACCAATGCCGCTAGGACAGCTTGGGATGCTGTCCGTCCACCGATCGAGGAATGCTGTTCTGGCCACCATGGGTGGCTCAAGGACGAGCTGGATCAGTGGTCATGGCACCGCGCCCCTGAGGGCGCGCCCCACTGGCGCTATGGACCCTCTGGTGACCGCATTGACGTGGTCTACGACAAGGGTGGATGGTAATGGCCATAAGAGGCCTCTGGGAGTTACGAAACTGTAGCCGTTGCAGCTGCAAGAGGCACCACCACTTGGACAAGGCTGGAAGCATGGGCCGTTGTCGTAAGATGTGGTGCTTCTGCGGTGGCTTCATAGAAGGGAAGTACGTTGAGCCCAAGGAGGGACGCTAACGACATGTGTCGTTGGTGTAACCACATGCGTCGCCAGCACTTCGGAAACAAGATCCTCGGTAAGGGCGAGAAGTGCACTGTCCCTTACTGCACCTGTGTCTACTTCACCAGAAAGCAGGAGTCGTGATGCAGCAGTTCAAGCATGACGCCGGTCTGGTCCTGCTGGGCATCATCATCGGCCTGGTTCTGGCTGGCGCGATGATCGGCTCGTTCAAGTGAACCCGTACGCCGTGTTCATCGTCAGCTGCTTCATCGCGCTGCCACTGTCAGTTGTCATCTGCACTCTGATCGAGTGCAAGCGTGAGCGAGAATTCGAGAGGGAGCAAGATAATGATCGACAAGGTTGAGGCTGGCAAGAAGTACCACACCTGCACCCCTGGTGGTGTCGAGGTTGACGTGCTCGCTGTCGGCGAGCGGGAGGTCTTCATCAAGACCGGCGAAGGTCACGAAGAACTGTACAGCCTCACTCGGGCCCTCGCTTGGTGGACCGAGGTGCTGCCGTTCTTCGAGGTGGGTCAGACCTACAGGTACAAGAACGGCAAGTTTGATTACATCGCCTACGACATCGTCAGCGTCAGCGTCAAGAACGGCGTGAGGGTGGCCAAGGCTATCGAGCGCTCCGAGGTCACCCTGAGTCAGAGCAGCTTCCCCACTCTGGAGAAGATCGAGAAGTGACATCATAGTGGAGCAGGGGCTCAGGCCCCTGCCCTGCTATGGCTTCACTCCCATTCGAAGCCCTTGCCATACACCCAGTAGATGTCTGTGGGCCTTGCCTTCAGCCCCTTGCTGTCGTGCATGGTGAACACCTTGGTCCGCTTGGATTCGGGACCGTAGTACCGAGCGAACATCTGGTACTGATCGACCAGAAGTCTGACCTGCTGGTCCTTCATCGCATAGGTGAGATCAAGGAGGACTTTCCGAATGCGCTTGTCGTAGTCGGCCTTGTCCTCGATCTCCTTCGCTTCAAGACGTGCCTTGGCATCAGCGAGACGCTTCTTCTCAGCCTCAGCCCTCAGTCGCTGCTCTTCAGCCTTCTGTGCCTGTTTGCTGACTTCTCCTGCACGCTCACGGCGTGCAGCCTTGACCTCGGCAACGATGGCACGTGCTGCTTTGAGCTTGATCTGTTCGGCTTCGGTGAACTGCTCTGTCATATCAACCCTCGTAGTTGTTCTGCAGTGCTGCCCTGCTGGCAGCGTTTGACTGCACTGTACGACGCCCTGTCGGGGCGTCCGGCTCAGGGATACTGAGCAGCTTCGAGAGGGCCGCTACGGCCCTGTTGATGGTGGTTCCAACGCTGGTCAGTCCGATCTCCATCATGTCGGCGATCTCCTGATTCGTGTAGTTGTACTTATACCGACCAACGATGATGTTGTAGTTGCGCTCATCGAGCTTCTCCACTGCGGCCTTGACGTCGATCAGGCTGGTGATCCTGTCACCAGTTGCCTCGATCCGCTTGGCCTTGATGGTGGGAGAATAGTCGGTACTCGAACTTTCCCAATTCTCGTAGTCGAATGCGTCTTCGAGAAGTACCTTGAGTGCCTTGACGCTGTAACCAGCGAGATCGTCAGGGGAGTAGCCAAGCTTGGCAGCCTTGAGTGTCTGGGCGTATGCCATTGCCTTCTGGCGCAAGACAAAGGCCAGCTTCCGCTGTCCGTCCTCCCCATCCTCGCTGTACTTGAGAACAGTCTGCTTATTCTCCAGCGCCCAGACCCACAGTTCACCTTCAAGATCAGCTGCCTCCGCATAGCCAGGGAAGAGACGTGCTGTGTTGGAGGCAGCTGACTTGATCTTGAACTTGAAAGTCTCGATATCAATGTTCATCGTAGGCACCCATGCTTTCGTCAATGGTGAGCGCCTTGAGGCGCTCGTACTTCTCTTCGGTCGAATGTCCATCCCATCTCCAGCTGTGACTTCCCCAGTCAACATAGGATGTGCGATCGACATGTCCGAAGAGGTCTGAATCTTCCTTGCTGATGTGCCAGGTCATCTGGCCATGGTCGGTGTCGATGGTGACAACCTCCCAGTCAGGCTCATTCGGATCAGTGTGACCTATGTACGAGGGCCACATAGCTGCAAGATAGGCTACAAGATGTGCACGTTCGCGGTAGATATCCATCAGTACTGGTGCCCCCTCCAGCGGAAGTGTCCATTGGGTGCAGTGACAAGGGTTGGGTAACTGACACCGTTCTCTGTCTCTATAATCCCGAAGCCGTTGCACCAGTTGATGAAGCCGTCATTGACGTATCCAACCTGCTTGACATCCATACTGTGACCGACATTCATGCCGAAGAAGTGCTTCTGTTCGAAGCCGACCGCTTGAGCGGTCGTCACTAGGACTGGCGTGTGAGTGTGTCCAGTCACCACGGACATTCCGTGTCGCTTGATGGAGTCCAGCTCAAACTTACCGATGACCTGGCTGTAGGCTCGCTCGTGTCCATGAAGGACAAGGACATCCGGAGAAAGGAGGAACGGCTTCCGTTCGTACCTGACGTCCAGTCCAGCCAACCCCAACTGCTCGTCCAGCCGAGAGCTTCGAAGTCCTGAAAGTGCGGGAGCGTAACGAGTGACGTACTTCTCGAACCGCTCATCATGGTTTCCTGCCTTCACGATGATCTCTGCATTGGGTGCAGCCCTACGAACGTCAGCCATCAGTCCAGTGGTCATGTCAAGGGACGCCTGAAGCGTCCCGGCATACTCACCATGCATGCCCTTGGTCCACTGGGATGTCTCAGGCTGGTCGATAAGGTCTCCGATCTGGAGAACCTTGTCCGGCTTGTATGCTCGGATGACTCGGAGCATCTTTTTGAAGAAGGCGTCTGAGTGATAAGGAACCTGCAAGTCCGGCAAGATGAATGTCCTGGTTACTGTCATGTTTAACATTGTATCACATGTGAGGATCTGTTGAAGAACTACTTCGAACGTGACTGCGGTATATGCAAGCAGCGCATGGCTGTCGGCTGCCTCGCAGCCAGGTACATGCGCGACTACTGTCACCTGACATGCAAGCAGGCTGAGACTCACGTCCAGTCCGTCAGGGTGATCGAGGGATCCGTCAGTGAGCCGATCGCTAAGGCGATCGGTAGGCCCCCTCAGTACACGATGACCCAGAAGAAGCGACATGGTCAGCTTCGTGGCCATGACAAGGCTGTCACGCCTGGGTATCAGGGTGGTAACAGTCTGGTAACGAGTGCTGGATCTGGGGTGACCCCGCAATAGACTTGCGTCCTCTGATAGGATCGACAAGTAACCTAGTGAAAAGCTGGCCAGCAAGAAAGAGGGCCTCAAGCCCGATGGTACTGACCAGGGAAAACGATCCTCGGTCAGGGCTATGCCCTCCGCCTGATGCGGAGGGATCTGGTCTAGATCCACTAGAGAGAACGGCCACCTAAGGGTGGCCTTACTTATGAGCCGAGACAAAAGCCTCTCCCCTTGGGGGTCGAGGCTATGTACCATATGTCCGACTTGGTACAGCCTGGTTGCAGTTGTCCTTTTGATCCTGTCCATTCCTTCCTCCGGATGAAAAGAAACAGATTCCGGATTTGTCCAGGTATGTCCGTTATTCACAGATAGGATCCGACCTTGTCCACTCCAGTCCTTCCAGCCCCTGAGGGCTGGACTGATCAAGCTGCCTGCACCAATCGTCCCTATGAATGGTTTGAGACTCCAGATCAGATGCACCCCAGCGATGAGCCGGAGGTGAAGCTGCTGCTGATCAAGGGCCAGGCTGTGTGCTCATCCTGCCCAGTGAGAGAGCCGTGCTACAGCACGGCGTCTGAGGCCGAGCGTCACTACACAGTCAGGGGTGGACGTTGGCCCGAAGGTATCTCGAATGCCAAGAGGGGCCGACCCGTCAAGGGTGAGAGTCTGTACATCCCGGACTTTCCAGGCGAACCGGACATGTGCCCCAACGGACATGACAAGCAGATCACTGGCTACTACATCCAGGACCGGGAGCGCTGCTGGGTGTGCAGGATCGACCGCAGGGCCAACTACAAGAACAAGAAGGCCGAAGAGCGGAAGGCCGTAAAGGACGCTCAGGCAGCCGCTTGGCTGGCGCTGGACCAATGTGACCAGGGCCATGATTTGGGGCCCGCAGATGACCGTCCAAGCACCATCAACGGCTACTACTGCCCCGAGTGCAGGCGGATGCGGCACGCTGCCAAGATGCGTGAGCGCAGGGCTGCGGCGAAGACCGCCGCATGATACACCATCATCATGCTACAATGGAACATGATTCCTCTTCACCTCAGCTATTCAACCTACACAAGCTGGAGTTGCCGTAAGGCCTACGAGCTTGGTAAGATCGAGCTTGCACCGCCGAAACCGGCGGTGTACTTCGCTGGCGGTACGGCTGTACATGAGGCTTGCGAGGACCACGATCGTGGAGATCGTGTGATGGGCTCATGGGAGTCGTACTTTTACCCGGAGATATCCGCTGGAATGGAAGACCACGCGGGACTATACTGGGACACGAAGAAGTGGCTGATGGGTGGCCCCGACAATGCTCCGGACACACCGGAGACCTGGGCCACCATCGGTCCGCAGTGCATCGAGAACTGGATCAAGTTCACCAAGGATGAGTTTACCGTCCATGAGAATTCGATCGAGTACGATGCAACTGGCATCCTTCCTGGATGCCCGATCCCGATCAAGGGATTCATTGACCGCACTGGGATCCACAAGGATCACGGTGACATGATCATTGACATCAAGTCAGGTAAGAGCAAGCCGAAAGACTCGTTCCAGCTTGGCGTCTATAGGGCACTCATGCTTCAGAAACTTGGAGCGGCACCCACTAAGGGTGCCTACTTCATGGCGCGTGAGGGCAGGATCATCGGCAAGCCTGTTGACCTGACCGAGTACACACCTGAGAGGGTGGGCAAGATCTTCGGTGATCTGTACGCCGAGATGCAGGCAGCCGAGAAGGCTGCCGACTATCCTCCCAATCGCCAGTTCACATGTAAGTGGTGTACCCAGCAGGACAACTGCCTTGCCTACTCAGGCATGACAGCTCAGGCCAAGCACTACGACCCTGATTACAGGAATGGAAAGCCAGGTTACTGATGGCATACGGGTACAAGGCTTCAGTCACACTCTGGGTGGATGATGGACCCCTCAAGGATCCTGCCACCTATTTCGAGCAGGCTCTCTACTACGGAGAGAAGCACCAGGACTTCACGCTCTCCATTGATGGAGATGTCGTGCCAGTGGAGGATGAGTAATGAGTTTTGAAGCAGAGCTTCGCCTGCCAGGGGCGAAGCCGTACGAGTATATCAACCTGGTCATTCGTGGTGACGATGCTGCGAATTTCGACGCTGAACTCTCGAAGGTCAATACTGATCTGATCAGGAAGATCAACGAGATTCATCGGGCGGCTGCTGATATCGTCGCCTCTAGGGCGACGCACACAACCAGCATCGCCAACCCTGACCGAACCAGCATCAGCATCACTGAGGATGTTCCTCGTGCTGTCGCACCGACAGCCGAAGAGCTGATCACTACAGAGCTTGGTGGCAAGGTTATCGAAGCCACCGAGAACGTAAAGCCCTGGGAGCGGCCGAAGCCTACCCCAGTCGCAAGCCTGTTCGACAACTAACAACATCAAGGACTAGAATGAGCAACGAGATCAGCATCGGTGGCGGCGCATCCCTCCCCGCCCTCAAGTTCAACAAGGTTGGCGACACCCATGAGGGCGAGGTCACTGGCGTGAGCGAGGTCCAGGAGACCGACTTCGCCACCAAGCAGAAGAAGTTCTGGCACCCGACCAACGGGTCGGTTGTCCTCGGCGACAAGATCCCGCTGGAACAGCTCCACCTGTTCAAGCCCGTGATCCAGTGGGCCATCGAGCTGGACAATCGCGGCGTTGTGTGGGCCAAGGGCAACCTGCTCAAGGAGACCAAGGCAGCCATCAAGGCTGCTGGCGAGAACAGCATCCGAATCGGCAGTCGCTGGGCTGGGCGGCTGAGTGAGCTCAAGGACACCGGCAAGGGTCAGCCTGCCAAGCTTCACCAGGTGAAGTATGTCGCACCGCAGTCCTGAGAAGACCAAGATGGGCCCGTCCGCCACATGCGGACTGTGGTTTGCTGGTTTCCTGCTGGTCTGTTTGACGCTGCTGTTCGCAGTGATCGCAACATCGTAGGGAAGGCGGCCCTTCGGGGCCGCCCTTTCGAAGGGGAATATGAAGACACTGCGTAGATCCGTTGGTCGTGGGCTCGCAGCAGGCGAGCCTTTGCCTGACCCCTGGCCCATCTTCGGAATGAAGCGGGCTCACATTCGACGTGGTGCACTGACAATGGTGGCCGGTCCACCTGGTTCAATGAAAACCATCTGGACTTTGAACGCTGTCCAGAACATTCACGTGCCCACTCTTTACTTCTCCTCTGACTCTGATGACTTCACCATGGCCTCTCGCGTGCTTGCGATGCTGACAGGTGAGACCACTGAGACCACAGAGGAGTGGACGAAGACAAACGTTCTTCAGTCTCAGCGCATCCTTGCAGGTTTCGACCACGTCAGGTGGTCGTTCCACTCGGCTCCTACGCTTGACCACATGGAGCTGAAGGCTGACGCATACGCTGAGATCAATGGTGAGTACCCGCACCTTGTAGTCATTGACATCCTCATGGATGTGGATTTCGAGGGAGCCGGAGAGCAGAACTACTGGGCTCTTATGGCTGAGCTGAAGGTGCTCGCACGCAAGTGGATGAGTGCCATCCTTGTTGTCCATCACACCAGTGAGTCAGTGAAAGGGGAGCCATGCCCGCCTCGTTCTGCTATCATGGGAAAGGCGAACCAATTGCCTGCCCTAATCCTGACGCTGGACGGAAACTCTATTGCTGGGTACTTGAACGTAGCGATAGTGAAGAATCGGTTTGGCCCACAGGACCCAACTGGTCGTACTGCTTTCAGGATGAAGGCTATTCCCCAGTCATCCAAGATTGAGGAATGGATGGATGACTTGGCAGGCAAGACCTGGACCTCAACCGAAGGGATATCATGGGATCCGCCGCAAGCACTCTAGTCCTCAAGGAACCACCTGAGGACTGGGGACTGGAAGAGTACGACTCCTACATCAATCATCTTGTGAGCATGTACCGATACGTCGGACTGTTCATGAAGATGCAGGATGAAGGAAAGTTCAACGCTGCGGAAGAACTCCATGAGATCATCTGGACCTTCCGAGACGCGCGTCTGGAAAAGTTCCCGCAAGCCAAAGACAACTGGATGTTGGTGGATCTCTGATGGCTATCTCACATCACAAGACCGGACCGAAGTGTCCGCACTGCAAGTCCGAGTTCACTGAGTACGCCGAAGCGAAGAAGGCCGGATACCTTCTGGGCATCCGGGTGACCAAGCAGACTCCGACCAAGAAGCTCTTCTGTCACGATTGTGGGAAGTACAGTGGCTGAATCATACGAGGACCAGGCCAAGCGCTACCGCGAAGACTACTTCTTCCACTACGACAAGCGTTGCAGCTGCACCAACGAGGGCCGCTGCAAGATCTCCCAGGCTGACGCCAAGCGTCAGCTGCTTGCCATCAGTCGCAAGATGGTGAACGAGAAGGAGAAGCTTCGCTATGGCAAGTAAGCGAAGCGCAGAGAAGGATATCAAGAAGGCCCTCGGGTATCTTGATCAGCATCCTGCTAAGTGCGGCTGCCCGACAAGGGCAGACTGCGATGCAGTCCGCAGCATCCTCCAGAGGATCATCGTCCTCAACCAGGAGAGGCTGAAGCAGTATGATAAGTAGAGCCCAGATGTGGGCGAACCGTATCGCTGATCTCCTCATGGAAGCCAACGATGACGGCATGATGATCGAGATCGAGGATGTCTTCTCGGCTGACCGGTATGACCTGACGGTCTATGACATCGAGGCAGCCAAGCGCCCAGGCGAAAGGGATTTCTGGGTCATGGTGGAGCTGCCGTGAACAAGTCCAAGAACAAGGGCACGGCCGCAGAGACGGCCGTCGTCAAGTTCCTCCAGGCCAACGGTTTTCCTTTGGCGGAGCGGCGCACCCTCTCCGGATCCCAGGACAAGGGTGACATCAATGTCAGTCCTGATGTCGTGATCGAGGTCAAGGATCACCAGGCAATGGCCCTGTCGGTCTGGCTTGATGAAGCCATTGTCGAAGGTGAGAATGCCAGCAGCTGGGTTTCAGCTGTATGGCACAAGCGTCGCCGTAAGGGCGACGCTGCTAACTGGTATGTCACCATGGATGGAGCCTGCTTCATCGAGATCTTGGTGGCGCTGAAAGAAGCGGGAAGAATTAAGTGATCTGCCGTAACTGCGCAAAGGCCGCAGACAAAGGCAAGTACGGAGCGGATGCACACAAGTGCAACCAGGTCGGCTGCACCTGTCAGCATCGTTCTGCTGCCGCAGCCCGAGAGAAGAAGGGGTAGTCTGATGAGTTTCTTTTTCAACGGTGTTCGCTATGTGTTCACCTTCAGCTGGTTCCAGATCATCCACCACCACATCAACTTCCTGCACAAGTAAGGGATCACAATGAAGCAGCTCAAGGTCAAGATTAACGTCCTCAGCCAGACTCTTCTCATTCCCGTCGGGGATGGCTCCATGACTAACAGGCTGGTCACCGAATATGCCAGCGACAACTGCGATGCCACCTTCACCGAGTTGGCCGACTGGCTCAAGGAGGACATCGGCTACGAGCTGGAGTTCGAGGTCGAGGACATCGAGGTCATCGGATGAAGAAGCTCACGGTTGACTACGGCACGTATAACGTGTACGACTACACGTTCTTCATGGATGACGAAGAGTTCGCACTGTGGGACGCTGCTGGTCGGCCTAATGAATGGCTGTCCGAGTACCTCGAAGGTGGCGAAATCACCATCGACAGCATGGACATCGAGGACGTTGAGTAGGAATGGGGAGGGTGAAGACCCTCCCCGCTTCTCGATCATCCCAATCCTTCAGCACTACGGCGTCAACAGCCTCACTCCCAACCAGGGATGGAAGCCGATCAAGTGTCCGTTCCATCAGGAACGGTCAGCCTCAGCATCAGTCAACACTTCAGAGCAGCTGTTCAAGTGCCACACCGGTAGGTGTGGCATCTCTGGCAGGGCCGAACACATCCTCATGCAGCACGAAGGACTGATATATGAAGATGCCCTCGACAGAGCAGAGGAACTCTCTCGCGGAAGCAACCATGCTGTACATGGAGAACCTCGATCTCGCTCTTCCCTATCTAGAGAAGCGAGGCATCACGGAGGAAGCCGCAAGGCACGCCGCCCTGGGAGTCGTCGTGGATCCGGTGAAGGGTGACGAGCACCTCAAGGGTCGCCTCTCCATCCCGTATCTGACAGACTCAGGGCCGGTGGCCATGAGTTTCCGGTGCATCGAGGATCACGATTGCAAGTTCCTTGGTCATGGGAAGTACATGAAGGGCAAGGGTTCGGCTTCGTACTTGTACGGAGTCCAGTCCTACGAGGGCGCAGGAGGCCATATAAGCCTCTGCGAAGGGGAGCTTGACACTCTGGTACTCCAGATGCTTGGAGAGCCCGCTATGGGCGTCCCAGGGGCCGCCAACTGGCAGAAGCACTGGAAGGATATCCTCATGGATTTCTCCCACGTGTACATCTTCAGTGACGGTGACAATGACGGACGAGAGCTGGCCCATCGTGTTAAGATGGAGTGCGAATGGGCGATCGACATTCCCATGCCTGAGGGCATGGATGTCAACTCTGCCTATCTCGCATACGGCAAAGAGTTCCTCCTCTCTAAGGTGCGCTGACATGACTACTGTCTTCATCCTGGTCAACCAGTACCAGGTGCTGGACTCCGACGGTGACAACATGGAGATCCAGGCTGTCTCTCTGGACGAGAGCAAGATGCAGGACCGTCTTGACGAGATCGCAGAGCGCAACCGTGGGCACTGGTCCGAAGGGCACAGTGTCTACACCATCGAGAATGCCAACATGGAGTATGACTCCTACTACATCGAGAGCTACGAGGCAGAGTAAGTGACCACCAAGAAGGTCGTTCGGGAAGTTGTGTACAAGTCTTCTGGCGTGGAGATGACCTCCACCCTTGAACGCAAGTTCGAGTACAACCAGGAGCAGCACGGAAGTCTCTCTGACTTCCAGGAGGCTGTCGAGAACATGGCAGTCCAGTCCATCAGTGACATCTTTGATCGGAAGACTGTCGTCCTGACGGACAGCAACGGCAACTTCTTCGCCATCAAGGGCGAGAACATCAGGGCCGCATCCTCTCGCGTTGTCGATACCCTGAAGGTGTGAGCACCCATGCGAGTTCCCCAGTATACGGATCTTTACCTCAAGACAATGTGGAATGTCATCAAGGGCCGCAAGGCCCGAGGTGAGTCCATCAACAAGGACCAAGAGGCAGAGGTCCGAGCGGAGATGCTGAAGCGAGGCTTTCCTCTCTGATGTTCATTTCGCAGAAATCAACAACCGTCACTCACGGAGTGAGTGACTAGGATGCCTTTCCGTAGGAAGTCCGATTCCGAAGCCGTCTACATCCAGTTCGTAGACGGCTTCGAGGAGCTGAGCGACTTCAAGCTCATGCTGGCACGCGACCTGTACAAGGCAGCCAACGAGAAGATGTTCCCCAAGGAATACTATCTCGCGCTGAAGGAAGTACTTCGTCGCCGAGAAATCCCCTGGGACTCCTGATGGCAGCCAGTGGAATTCGAGTCAAGTTCATCCTGAGAGACGGTCGTTTCGCGACCGCCACCTACGAGAACGCCACTCCTGACATGGTCGCCGCTGAGATCCGTATCAGCCAGGCGATCAGAACTGACCAGGGAATGGTGCAGACCAACAACATTCAGAACTTCGAGGTGTTGACAGCATGAGTTATGGATGTGCTGAAGGACTCCCCTGTATCGTCTGCGATGGAGAAGGCATGGACGAGATCACCATGGCGGAGTGGGCGCAGATCGAGATGGACTTCGGCTGGACGAAGGATGACTTCGACGCCGAAGCCGAGCTTGAGGTTGAGGCGATGACCATGAGCCCTCAGGGCATCGAGGGCCAGACGTACGAGATGCCTGAGATCCTGGACGACCTGCCCAGTGGTGCGCTGATGAACCAGTTCGTCAACGCTGTAGAGTCGCCGGGGAAGCCCATGGTCTGGCTCATCAGGGGATACCGGGCGACTCTGGGTGAAGGCTGGAAGGGGTACCGCTCTGCGAAGGTGGCTCAGAGGTACATGCACTTCGCAAAGTCCTCACTTGATTCGATCACCATCTTCGATGACGGAACATGGAGCCACGGTATCCATGAGTGAGGAATGGGAGGGCAACTCCAAGTGCCCTCATCCTGCCACGTGGACTGACAGGGTCCACTGTGCTGAACCGTGTGGCGAGTCGCACATCAGGTGCACTCGCTGTCAGACTCCCATCTACGGATGCATCCTCTGGGGCAACAAGTAGCGCAGCTACTTGATGGTTGTCCCTTTCTGCGAAAGGAACTTGGCAACAAGTGAACAAGCGAATCCTCGGTGCCCTTGTGGGCACCGTATTCATGGCCAGTCTCGCTGGCTGCTCCTGGGACAAGAGCACAGAACCGTTCCAGGACGCGCCTCGCAATGGCACCAACAACGGTCCTGCCATGGTGGTGACCATGCCTGACGGTTTCAACAACGTGGCCACCAAGTGTGACCACGGCAACCGGGTCTACACGATCTACCATGGCAATGACCCTTACGGTTCTGTCGCTGTGGTTCCGTTCGATCCTACCTGTTCGGGGAACAAGTAAAACGCTGAGGTCAGGGTCATCATGAAGAAGATCATGGATCTGCGATGAAAGATCTGAATGACGAAACGTATAGCCAGGCTGTCGAGTTTGCACTCAGGGGATTCATGGCCAACATGGACTACGACATCCATAAGTCCATTGAGTGCAATGAAGACGACGGCAGTGATAGCTATCCCGCTCATGCCGTAAAGTTCATTGAGGACATGGACTACTTCCTGTCCAAGTAATGCAAAGAAGGCCCCCTCCTAATGGAGGGGGCTACCTTTGTTTATTTCACCTGCAGGAACGCGTTGACCTTCTGGTCAACGACTGGGATCTGCATCAGCCTGGTGACCAGAGCTGCTATCGCTACCACTGACGCGCCTACACCGACAGTCGTAGAAATTCCTAGCTTGCCCTCCAGTTCTGGCACAAACGGTGCCAGGCCTATCAGGGTCTGCAATGCGGTACGGACAGTCTTTGCCCATTCGATTTTCACCATGCTCCTACAGGTACGAGTCGATCTATTTCCTTGGCCGTCTCAAGGTCAATGGCACCACTGGTCTCCAGCCCGAACAGCTGCTGCATTCCCCGGATGTGCGCCCGTGTGAAGTCATCCATGAGGCCCGTCTCAGGACAGCGCAGAACGCGCTGAACATGCTTCACAGCTTCGATGTCGAAGTCACGAGTGGGATTGTGGACAATCGCACGATTGAACCACAGTGGCTTGGTGTCAGCTGGCTCTATCATCAGACTCCCATGTGTGTAGCTATGGCATCGATGCGAGTAGTGAGAGCGTCGACCTTGGCATGCAGTGCTGCAACCTCAGCCCTCTGGGTGACGAGACCCTCAAGGGTCTCGATCCTGATGGTTAGACTGCTGATGACGGCAGTCTTCTCAGTCTCCTGATGCTCAAGGTCAGTGATGCGCGACTGAAGGATCTGGTTGATAGCAGCGTAACCTTGCAGGGCGTTCAGACGCCCTGCCACTGCACCGACCAGAGCACCAGCAACACCAGAAACGATGGCAAACAGTGTGGCGTTGTCCATCAGTCCACCGGAACCGAGGTCGTAGGAGGAAGAGGAGGAACGCTGTCAGCGATGGTCCTCAGATCAAGCTTCACATATCCTCCATAGTTCTCCTTGTTCGGCCCAGGTGGTGCCATCATGACGAACTGGTAGTTGTCAACGATGACAAGGGTCGAGACGTTGTTGATCAGATCCTGGTAGTTGACAGTGTCCTGACGCTGACACATGGTCCTGATCAGGTTCAGTGTGTCGAGTGCGTAGGTGTCGTTACCGATCTGCTGGCCAGCCTTGTCCTGAAGATTATTCAGGAGCAGGAACCACTTGCTGATCATCCTCTGGCGCGTAACGCCAGGGAGTGCCTTGATCTGCCAGCCGTTCATCCTCGCGCCAGTGCTGAGAACCACCGAGTCACGATTCAGAATGAAACGCAGCTTGATCCAGTCCTGCTGACCCGGAGGAGTGGGAGTAGCCACGTCACCAGAACCGGGCTCAACGCTTGAATTGTAGGTGATGTAGTTGGTCTCGCCTCCGCCATCGTCAATCAGGGATACAGATAGAGAGCCCGCTAGTGCGGGCGTCCTGATCGAGAAGTACTTGAACAGCTTCGGCTCAAGGGTGTTGAACCTGCACCGTCCAGTAACCAGATAGCCAGTGCTGATCAGGTTGGTGGCATGCTCGATCCACAGCTGGCTCTGTACCGAGTTGCTGGGGATGACGCTGGTGTAGATGACTCGGCCGGTCTGTGAGACCGTAAGGTCGAACAGTGGATGAAGAGTGGTCGGGCTGTAGTTCCAGCGGCAGTAGGCATTGGTGGTGAAGCCAGTGACGTTGTCAGTGTTGACAGTGCCAAGGTCAATGGCGAATGTTCCCCATGCACCATCGTGCTGGGGAGTAGTGCTATACGTTCCCACGTAGGCCAGGGTGCCGGAGAAGGCAATGCCCTTGCAACCGTTGGTTGCACCTGGAGTCTTCGGGAAGCTGAAGATCAGAGGACCATAGGTGATCCCGCTGTTGCTTGCGGCAGCGACCCTGACGCCCTGATCGGATGCGATGATGATGTACGTTCCGACATAGAAGGCCATGTCGTTGATCTGCTCCCCGAAAGGGAGCACCGCGATCTGGATCATCCCGTTGATCGTGGTGGTGGGACTGGTGCTGTAGGTCGTCTTGTAGATGTAACCCTGGGCGCCATCATTGGCGCTGATGTACACAGCGTCAGGGCCAGCAGTCATGCTGGTGATGACCTGGCCCTGAGGGGCCACGGCTACCGGAGTGGGAAGGGCAGTACGTGCACCACTGGTGTTCAGCTGGTACAGGTTGTTGCCAGAGGCCAGCAGCAGCTGGCCCTTCATGAACCCAATCGTCTTCTGGTTGTGCAGGCCGTCACCAGCGTAGATATTGGTGGCCACGCCAGCCTCAGTCACAGACCAGACACCGTCATTGCCGGAAGCATTCTGATCCTGATAGACGAAGACGATGTTCCCGCCCTGCTGTCCTCCTCCGGTGTAGGCGATACCACCAGTGATACCGAAGTCCTGGCTGACTTCGGTCGCAAGAGCGACCGTTCGTGTGATAGCGATGTCAGACGTGCCAATGGTGGCTACATAGACACTGTGTCCTCTGGCGGCCCATAGGCCGTCAGCTCCGTTGACACTGGTGTATCCCTGAACGTAGGTGTTGTAGGAGAAAGATGAATCGAGAGTGGTAGGGAACACAGCGGACAGATTGGTTTCGCCAAGGAGGCTGATCTGACTGTAGTCGCTGAACGGGTCGATGCCGATGCTGGTGTCATACCTGGTGTTCTTCGTGAGAAGGTAGGTGTTCTGAGTGTCAGGATCCTGGTAGACAATACCAGCTCCACCATTGAATTCCGACTGAGACCTCAGCCACCACTGGCTGAGGCTGTACTCGCCAGGGTCCTTGTAGTTGTCAAACTGTGTCTTGCGCTGTTCGACTGGACTCTCAACATCTGGTCGCTGATCGGTGGTGGCCGACAGGAGTGGAACACCACCGATAGCGAAGTCGTACAGGTTGTCACTCAGCTGGTACTGGCCCGCCTGCTGGGCGGTCCTGCCCGAGATCTTCTGAGGAATCCGGTTGATCATGCCATGGAAACCCATAGGTCAACCTCCTAGAGAACGCGGGTGATGTTCATGTACGAGCCAGCAAGGACGCTACAGCCGGAGCCAAGGTTGGGCTCCCAGTTGAATGCGAAGGTTCCACCGGTGCTGACGACAACCGTTCCCTTGGTGGAGATGACAGTTCCAGCCGCAGGGGTAGCAGTGCTGAAGGTGCTCGAAGGTCCACCGCCAGAGGCGTAGGACACAAGAAGGTTGGTCGGTGTGGTCCCATCAGGACCCGAGGATCCGATGTTGATGACACCAACACCACCACCACCAGAAGCGAAGCCGACCTTGATGCCACCAGGCCCACTGCACATGGCCACGATGTCAATCGTGTAGCTGCCAATGCCAAGAGTGGTGGTGAGCGCACCGTCAGGGTTGAAGATGAGAGCGGTACGGGTCTCAGTGGCAGTCTTGATCTTCGAGATAGTGGAGCCGACGCCAGTATAACCGGCGGCATTGACCACACCAGCTGAGGTGACATTGAAGACCTTGACGGCATTCAGTGTTGCCTGGTACGAGTCAGCAGTGGCACCAGAAGGCAGAGCCACCAGGTTGCCCACAGTGGCAGCATTGGTGGTGGTGACGGTTATACCGTTAGTCGCAGCACCAGTGGTGCTGAGGGCTATACCAGTGCCGGTGTCGGTGTACGTGTGGGTTGAGCCACCAGCAGCACCGATGAAGAGACGGTCAGATCCACCATTGCGAAGCCGCAGCAGGCTGGAGCCAGAGGCTGGCACGCTGGGGTTCACGACGAAGAAGTCACTGACGCCCACCTCGGTAGAGGTGGCGTTGACGAGACCGGTCTTCGTGACATCGAAGATCAGAGTAGAGGCCGAGTTGAAGATGGCCAGGTTGTCAACAGTCTGACCGGAGACCTCGGTGATGGTCAGAGGGGAGACGCCGATAGGGTTGGTGGAACCAAGAGCCAGGCTCGGGATCCCACCGGTCAGGACTGGACTGACAAGAGTCTTGTTGGTCAGAGTCTGGGAGTCGGTCGTTCCGACGACCGCCGAACCAATGGCAATCCCATGGACGCCAGTGGATGCATTGACGTGAGCGTTGTCCTCGTTGAAGTCACGAGCAGAGCTGACATGGCGAACAGCTGCACCAACACCATGAGCAGCGGCAGACGTGCCGTCAACGGCACGCACAACGGTGAAGACAGAGCCAGCTACAGCAGTGACATCACACAGCTCTTCGATGCTGTCGCCATAGTCGAGAGCGATGGTGAACGGAGTCGAGACTGGATAGCCGATAGGAGTGCTGGCCAGTGGAATGGACGTAGTCGAACTGGTGATGTTCGACTGAAGTGAACTCGGCTGGGCAACCGAAGAGAAGAACCTACTCTGTGTCATTCTGTATCCTAACTGGTGAAGTACTGGTACTCGGGGTACAGGTCACGGTAGTAGTCCTGCTCTTCGTTCAAGCGCCTCTGGTAAAGATTCCAGAAGTAGTTGGCTGCATTGGTAGCAGCACCAGCGGGAACCAGTGGAGACCTTTCGGTAGACTCCACCGACTTCTGCTGAAGTCGTGCAGGCTCATAGGCTGCAAGGATGCGAGCCGTAGTGCCATAGACAACAACATCCACAGACCGCTCAAGGTAGCCGGTAGTGGTTGCGTAGTCGTCACTG